CTCTGCACAGGTTGGCTCTCATTATAGCTTTGGTGCTAATTCCGAAATAGATATACTTTTAGCAATGGACGATAATAACGCCTACCTCTGGGCAATGGTGGCATCAAAAACGGAAAAACAGTGGGTTTTGGTAGCCAATACAAGCAGTTTGACAGCTGGAACAGCAATTTTAAATTCCAGAATTAGATTCGGCGTATTATCAGGCTTGGCTTTGGGTGCTACGCCACTAGATACAGAGTGGTATGAATTCCATTATTCAAACGGTGCCACCACTGGCGACGGTTTGCACAGTGGGCAAGCAAACCCAAGCCAGCTAAGGGGGCGCTTGTACCCACCTACAGGCCAATATGATTACATAACAGCTGGCATGCGGATAACCACAATCGACGGCCCGGCTTTTGAGGGTGAGCAGTATCAAATTGTTAGCGCGTTTGATTATCCTATTGATAGGATTTTTTATCAAAATAGCCCAAGCCCCAAAACAGCATGGCGCAGTGATAGTGTTAGCAGTGGCAACATTCCAGAGCAAAAAATTGCCTTATTTTTGCAACCTGACATCGGCAGCAATGATGATAGTTTATTTGGCAATGATTTGTGTGGTGTATCACTAACAAACATAAATTTTAGACAATTTGATTTGCATCGCTATGATGCAAGTTCTACGTCCTGGGTAAGTATTGGTAGTTTTAGCAATCACATTTTCCAGGGCACCTTTAACCGCATTGGCCCGAGTATTGTGGGCAATGATGCAAATGGTCCATATTTACAATTAGATGAGTGTAGAGATTGGTACGTAATATTAATTAGTGGTGAGACTACAGTAGTGCGTAAATTGCGAACAAATAGTGAGGGCGTTTTTTCTAGCAGTTCGACAACAAAAAAAGCAGTATTACAAATCGATAATCCAGTGCACACAGACCCAAGCAGCGGTACTATCTATATTGTGCCAAATGCATGCACAGTATTGGCAGATTTAAAGGGCGCAAGTCTGGCAGCGTTGCGGATTACGATAACAGCGCAACCAACAAATGAGAATTACTTTTTTATTGGCAATGCGTGCATTGGTCCGGTGTTAATACCTGCTTATCAATACAGCAGAGGGCGCAGCATTACCTTTGATAGCGGCGTAGAGGTTGACATTGCAACTGATGGCACGCAACGCACAAAAGACAATCGGGCACAAGGGAGATCTTATAGAATTGCATGGTCTGAAGGTGTTGATATACAAAGCCTTTTTGCCAACAATGCGAGCCCGGATTATTACCGATTTGGGGACAATGCAACCTATAACGCAATTGCAGCGCTGAACAGTGCACCCACTGCTATGGCGGGAGTAATCAAATATTTGCAGGGGCCAAAAAATGCAATTGTATACTTGCCACAAATTACGCCTGTGACAAATCCAACTACTACTGTAGTGCTCAATAGACGCATGCAGCATGCATTGTGCACAATTGACGGGCCTGTGAGTTTAGAAAATGTTTTAGGCGATGAATTGCGCGATGATGGGGGAGAGGTTATGCGAGTCGGCACAATACAATTGCGCGAGGTTCGGTAATGTTTACACCAGCAGAGGCCATTGGCAAGCAGCCCATTTTTTTAATAATAATTGATTTTATGGGCATTACGTACCATTTTGCACAGCAAAAAATATCAATAAGTGGAAAAAGTTTTGATGGCGATTTGCGTGATTTTGATTACTCACAAAAAAGCAGTTTATTGGGTATTGACATAGAGAGCAATAGTGTTAGTTGTGCAGTTGTTTTTGATACTATTGATTTGGTTAAGCAATGGCGTAAAGGCAATACCTTAGACGGCTGCACAGCGGAATTGTCTTATGTTTTGGAGGATAATGGCAACATAGTGACCACATATGATAATCGGGTTGTATTGTTTAAGGGGCTAATTAATCAGCCTGTAATTGGTGACAGGCAAGAGCCAAGGGGTTTTGCAAGCTTCACAATTGAGCAGGCGCCTTATGATTTTAGTAATACGCTTTTGAATCCGTCGCTGATTATCAGCACGGAGACATTTCCAAACCATGACCCCGAAACCGCAGGAGGTAAAGCTTATCCGTTTGTATTTGGACAACCTGGCAAGCCACGCAATGCAAGTGGCGTAACAGTTGATACATATTGCACTCCTGCATACATGAGCCAAAAACAAGCAGGCAATTTTCACTTTTTAATTGCAGCGCATCCAGTGCAGGCCACGCAGGTTAAAATTAAGGACCAAGCAGGCAACATAGCAACCTTTGCTGTGGTCGAGTCAATAGATGGCAATGGTAATCCTTATAGCTATGTTGATGTTACAGGATCTGCATTGGTATACCCAGGCAAATTATTAACCGCGGGCACTGAGAATGCAGCGGTCAGCGAATGGTGGGTATTGTGGGATAATGGCGGCGGGTTTAAAAATCCGTTTGGTGATGGCTCTCTAACAAAAGCAGGAGATATTTGTAGATATGTTTTGCTATTATCAAAACAAGAAACTGATTTTGGGGCCTGGGGCAATATTGCAAATGTAATTAATGGTTACGAATTTGCGGGCTATGTTAATGATTTAGAAGTCTCAGCATGGGATTGGTTAACAGGCAATATTTTGCCATATTTACCAATTGAAGTACAAAGCGGGCCAAAGGGAATTAAGCCAATTTTAGCATTAATTTTTAGCAGTACATATTTGCAAGCAAGTGATAAAATTATAGCAAGCAGAGAATTTTATCAAACAGGGGCAATTACGACGGCAGAACAAATTGGAGAATTAATCAATAAAGTTACAATTCGATTTGCCAAAAACGGATTAGACCAAGACTATAGTATGATAGCCAGAATCGGCGATATTGACGAAGATAACCAAGAACAGCGCAAAGATATATACAGTTTAGTATCGACAAACAAATTCGGTATTTTAGAGCAAACAATTGAGACTGATTATCTATATGATAGGGACGTCGCTTTTTTAATTGCACATACAATAGTCAAAGCAAAAAGCTTTCCGATTATACAAATCGATTATGTTGCAGATGCTTATTTGGGCCACTATAGAGTGGGTGATTTATTGCAAATTACCGATGATAATATATACCTAAATGCGGACTATTGCACAGTATTGGCTAAGCAGTGGACAGGGCTTGACTGGTCGTATACAATAGGGATACAAGATAACGCAATTGCGCTAAGTAGGTATCATGACTAAAAAATTACTTGTGGCTTTGGATAGGCAGCACACAGGCCAAACAGGGCGCTATATTACAAGCATCGGAGCGATAAAAGATATTGACGGTGATGGGCATGCGGAAAAAGATGAAGGTGAGGCAATTTGGACGGCTCGATATGGTCTTAATTGTGAAATTGCTCTGCGTGACATGGGTTATCATCCAGTGCCGCTGAGTGATGGGTCATACAGTGCGCGTGCGGATAGGTTCAATTATTACGCTGCAAATTACACAGGCGATGCCTGTTACATAGCTTTGCACTGTAATGCAGGCGGTGGAGATTATAGCGTATTTTTTTACGATTACAGGAGCGCAGAGGGCAAGCGTTTAGCCCAATGTATAGCCGATGAGATGCAAGCGGCATGTCCAGGCATTGGAGGGCACAGAATTAGAGCAGCCAGCCCAAAGGATTGGACCAAAAACGCATTTTACACAATAAAAAATGTTGGTAGTCCAGTGGCGATCTGTGCAGAGCCTTTATTTTTGGACAATCCCAAGCACAGGAGATATTTAAACCCAGAGGGCATGCGTACAATTGGTACGGCTATAGCCAAAGGAATTAAAAAATGGATACAAACCAAATAGTTTTTGATTTATTGCCACAAGGTGGTTTTGCAGCTTTTTTATTTTGGCTATATTTTACGCAAAAAAAAGACACACAATTGCTGCGCGAAGAACACAAAAAAGAGCAGCAAGATCTTAGAGACAGATACGCCAAAGTGATAAACGATTATCAATTAGAGCGTGATGAGGCACAAAAAGAAGTGCGTAGACAGATAACAAGTCTCACAGATAGAATTATGCAATTGGAAAAAAAGCTAATTGAGACACTAACGAGGCTAGAGGCGTTTGCTCAGTCAATGACTGAGCTAAAAAATAAAATTGACAAATGATAACTATGTAATAATAATAAAAAACCCAGCTTATTAGCTGGGTGGTGTTAGGATAGTTTGTTGTTATGTTGGTTGATTGGTGGGGACTAGTCAGCCAACATTTTTTTTTGTGTATATGTCACCGATAAAAATCATCATCGGAAAGCCAAAAAATAAAACGTAACAAACGTAAGGCATAATTACTTGTATGTTAGATATCATTTTTAACCTCCATTTTAATAATTATAAGTATTTCGCCTTGTGAACTTTGCCAGGCATGCAAAACCTCATGATAGCCAAATTTAAAATTTGAAACAGGCAAAAAAACAATATCTTCAAATTCGTTGTCTTCTATTTGGCAATGTGCAGCCTCTAGAGCAATTTGCAAGGTATCATATAATTGCATGTAGCTATCTGCATACATACATGCCTCTTTATTGAGGGCCCAAATTAGTAAAAACATAAATAAATCTCCATTTAAATAATTGTTTGACGTTTACAACGTGCAAACATTATGCTATTGATACATAGCATTGTCAAATTAAAAAAAGGAGATAGTATGACAAAACAAATAAAAAAACCGGATAATTGGGCAAAATATA